ATTTTCAACATACGAGTTTATTATAGACGGCGAACGTTTATATAGAGTCATGACCCAATTTATTACAATTAAATATGAATATCAAGGAAACGAAGAAGAATATAATCCTAGCTGGGCAGATAGCTGTTGAAGAACTGATTAAGGTTGCTAAAGAAGCAATTGTAGATTCGAAAGAAGATATATCAGCTGATAGACTAAAGAACGCTGCGGCTACTAAAAAACTAGCAATATTTGACGCATTCGAAATACTTAACAGAATCCAAGAAGAAGAAAACTTGCTTGAGGGCAAAGCACCTGAAGAGGCAGAGAAAAAAGTCTTTAAAGGATTCGCAGAAGGTAGATCTAAGTAATGTACAGTCAAAGTTTAGTTAATACAGTTGAGCCGATAAAAAGGACTACTATTACCAGAATGAACAGAGGTAAGAAGTGGGAGTACGGTTACAATAAAGAACACGATTTAATTGTGTTATCTCACAATGGAGTTATAGGTGAGATCATAGAAATACAAGATTTAGTTATAGCGCTACCAAAACCACCTAAAGAGATATATAAGCATCCGAAAAACAAATGGGTTAAACAGGAGTATCCTAAAGAGCTCGAGAGGATAAAGAACATATTCGATTGGAGGAGTTATCCGGAAAACAATAAAGAAAAATGGTACGATTACATAGACGAAGAATTTAAACGACGAGAGGAGGGATTCTGGTTCACGAATAATGGTAAGCCAACCTGGGTAACTGGTACGCACTATATGTATTTACAATGGAGTAAGATTGACATTGGAGCTCCAGACTTTAGAGAGGCAAATAGATTGTTCTATATATTCTGGGAAGCTTGTAAAGCAGATAAACGATGTTACGGAATATGCTACCTTAAAAACCGTAGATCTGGATTTTCTTTCATGTCATCAGCAGAAACAGTTAACTTAGCCACTATATCGAGTGATAGTAGATATGGTATACTATCAAAGTCAGGATCAGATGCAAAGAAAATGTTTACAGATAAAGTTGTTCCTATATCAATTAACTACCCGTTCTTTTTTAAACCTGTACAAGATGGTATGGATCGTCCAAAATCCGAGCTTGCTTATCGTGTACCCGCTAGTAAGTTTACTAGAAAAAAGATCACAGCGAACGAGCAACTTGAAGAAATAAAAGGTCTAGATACAACTATAGATTGGAAGAACACAGGGGACAATAGTTATGATGGTGAAAAACTAAACTTACTGGTTCATGATGAAAGTGGTAAGTGGGAAAGGCCAGATAATATATTAAACAACTGGAGGGTTACAAAAACTTGTTTAAGACTAGGTAGTAGAATAGTAGGAAAGTGTATGATGGGATCAACTTCAAATGCCTTAGATAAAGGTGGGGGAAATTTTAAAAAACTATACAATGCTTCAGACGTTACCTCAAGAAATAAGAATGGACAAACAAAATCTGGTTTATATTCTCTTTTTATCCCAATGGAATGGAACTATGAAGGATTTATTGATGAGTACGGATATCCAGTCTTCGATAGTCCAGATAATGATGTACTCGGACCAGACGGTGAATTAATAGACATAGGTATAATAGAGCACTGGAAAAACGAAGCTGAAGGTTTAAAATCTGATAGTGATGGTTTAAATGAGTTTTACAGACAGTTCCCAAGAACAACAGAACACGCGTTTAGAGATGAGGCTAAGAATTCAATATTTAACTTAGTTAAGTTATACGAGCAAATAGATTACAACGACGGTAGAGGCGTTAGTATCAACACTGGGAACTTTCAATGGGTTAACGGAATTAAGGATACGCAAGTTATATTTTATCCAGATCCAAAAGGTAGGTTTAAAATAAGTTGGGTTCCACCTCAACACATGCAGAATAAAATTATTATTAAGAACGGTATTAAGTATCCTGCGAATGAACACATGGGAGCTTTTGGTTGTGATAGTTACGACATTAGTGGAACAGTTGATGGAAAAGGATCTAATGGAGCTTTACACGGGTTAACTAAGTTTTCAATGGAAGACGCTCCACCAAATCATTTCTTTTTAGAGTACGTAGCAAGGCCACAAACAGCAGAGATATTTTTTGAAGACGTGTTAATGGCTTGTATATTTTACGGAATGCCACTACTGTGCGAGAATAACAAACCTAGATTATTATATCATTTTAGAAGAAGAGGTTACAGAGGGTTCTCTATGAATAGACCAGATAAAACGTGGAACAAGTTATCTGTTACAGAAAAAGAAATAGGTGGAATACCTAACTCAAGTGAAGATATAAAACAAGCGCACGCTGCAGCTATAGAGATGTATATTCAACAGTATGTGGGTGATTTAGGAAACCAAGAGGTTGGTTCTATGTATTTTAACAGAACACTTAATGATTGGGCTAAATTTGATATAACAAAAAGAACAAAGTTTGATGCTTCTATTAGTTCTGGTTTAGCTATAATGGCATGCAACAGAAACTTATACGCGCCAAACGCAAAGATTGAAAAACAAGCTATAAGCTTAAATGTAGGACGTTACCAAAACAAAGGAAACACATCAAGATTAATTAAAGAATAATATGAGAAGAAACGCAAACTTCCCAAGTCAAGTAGTTAGTGATAGAGAAAAGCTTAGTCAAGAGTACGGTTTAAAAGTTGCTCAGGCTATAGAAAATGAGTGGTTTAATGATTCTGGATACAACAACAATAGATATCTAACAGACACAAATAACTTTCACAAACTTCGCTTATACGCTAGAGGAGAACAATCAATACAAAAATATAAAGATGAGCTTTCTATCAATGGTGATTTAAGTTATTTAAACTTAGATTGGAAACCAGTACCAATCATACCTAAGTTTGTTGATATAGTTGTTAATGGTATGACTGAAAGGTTATTCAAGGTTAATGCTTATTCTCAAGATCCTTTTGGAGTTGAAAAGCGCACGAAGTACATGGAGTCTATACAGAAAGACATGGACACGGCCGAATTTAACGACATGGCTCAGAATTTAATGAACATGGATCTTTACGAAAACAAAAAAGAAGATTTACCTGAAAATGAAGATGAGTTAGCTTTACACATGCAGTTAAACTATAAGCAAGCTGTTGAGATAGCGGAAGAACAAGCTATAGATGTTTTGCTTAGAGGTAATAGATATAATTTAACTAAAAAAAGACTGTATTATGATTTAACTGTTTTAGGTATAGCTGCTACAAAAACTTCTTTTAACAAATCTGAAGGTGTTACAGTAGACTATGTTGATCCAGCTAATTTAATATATTCTTATACGGACTCACCTTATTTTGAAGACGTATACTATGTAGGAGAAGTAAAAGAAATACCTTTAAACGAATTAATAAAACAATTTCCAAACTTAACGGAAGAAGATTTAGAGGGTATAGATAAAAACAATTACAAAGGAAGAACTAGAGCTGGTAGACAAAAACCTTACGATCAAGACAAAAACAAAGTGACAGTGCTTTATTTTAATTACAAAACCTACATGAGTGAGGTTTACAAAATGAAAGAAACTGGAACAGGTGGAGATAAGGCAATAGAAAGAGACGACACGTTTAATCCACCTGAAAGTAAAGAAGGGGATTTTGGAAAATTAGATAGAAAGATAGAGTGTTTATACGAGGGCGCCATGTTATTAGGTACTGATAAGTTACTTAAGTGGGAGAGAGCTAAAAATATGATGCGTTCTAAAAGTGATTTTACAAAAGTTAAAATGAACTATTCTATAGTTGCACCTAGAATGTACAACGGTAAGATAGAATCACTTGTAAGCAGAATAACTGGTTTTGCTGACATGATACAGCTTACTCATTTAAAACTACAACAGGTGATGTCTAGAATGGTTCCTGATGGAATATATTTAGACGCAGATGGATTAGCTGAAATAGATTTAGGTAACGGAACTAACTATAACGCCCAAGAAGCTTTAAACATGTTCTTTCAAACAGGTAGTATTATTGGTAGAAGCTTTACTTCAGATGGCGATCAGAATCCAGGTAAAATACCTATTCAAGAAATTACATCAGGTTCTGGTGGAAATAAGATGCAAGCACTTATAGGTAATTATAATTATTACATGCAAATGATAAGAGATGTAACCGGACTTAACGAAGCTAGAGATGGTAGCATGCCTGATAAAAATGCT